GTCGATCCCATGACCGTGCGCTGGGGTTTGACCGGCTCATTTACAAGCAACGGCCTTGAGGATGTGTTTGGCCAGTGCAAGATTGTTGATCAAAGCCTGCTTGGCCGTTCCAAAGGCGCGTTCATGCAGCAATACTTTGTGCTGATCAATAAAGAGTTTGGTGAATGGTCGCCCAGAGTAGGCTCGCTTGAGAAGGTAATGAACGTGATCAAGCCTGCCACATTTGTCTTGGAAGCAGGTGAGTATAAGGACAAGCTGCCGCCTTTGCATACTGTCGAGTTGGCCTGCACCATGGATCTGACGCCGTACAACACGATGAAGAAAGAGTTTGTGCTGGAAGGCATCTCGGCGGTTAACGCCGCCGTTGCCACAGGCAAGTTACAGCAACTGGCGTCAGGTTTTGTTTACGACACGAAGACCACGCCGTCAGAGTCGCCGGGCAAGTTTAAGGTTGACCAGCGCCCGATCTGGTACAGCATGCACAAGTTTGAACGCCTTGAAGAATTACTTGACGAGAACCAGCATGCCAACACCATCATTGTGTACAACTACCAAGAAGAACTTGCCGAACTCAAGCGACGCTTTAACGTCACCACCCTTGACGACGCCAACGCCATTGAACGATGGAATGATGGAAAGATCCGGCTATTGGCCGTCCATCCGAAGTCCGCAGGCCACGGCCTTAACCTCCAGCACGGCGGCTGTCACATGGTGTTTCTGTCACTGCCGTGGAGTCTGGAATTGTACGAACAGACCATTGGTCGTTTGCACCGCAGCGGGCAAAAACACGCTGTGTGGTGCTACGTGATGCTGACCAGCAAAACGGTGGATGAAAAAATTTGGGCAGCCTTGCATGACAAGCGCGCCATATCTGATATTGCAATGGAGGAACTGAAATGAGTTATATCGTGGCATCACTGCCGCCCATGAAGTGCTTTGTCAAGCGCGAGTTTTTATACAACGATCACAAGGGCCACAACGAACTGGAGCCAGCGATCTGGGTCAGTCTTAAAGCCTTGCGTGGCCAAGTGTTCCGCATTGAATCGCTGTTGCCCAACTACGGCGCGCTGTACGACAAGCTGCCGATCCACGCTTATGTCTGGCACGCAGACGCTGGCAATTTGCCCATTGACACGCTTCAATTGTGGGATTGCATGGGCTACCGTTTTACGGTCATTGAAAAGATTGGCTTGCGCAACCTGGGCGTAAAGTTTTTGGGCAAAGACAAAGAGTGGCACTTTGGCCGTTATTTGTTTACAGTGGACTTCTGCGCCGACGGCATGGACTTGGACACGGGCTTTACCGAGCAGGCCGAGGAACATAAGTCTTTTAACTGGATCGCTTTGGACAACGGCCAGTTTGCCTGCCAGCCCAACAACCGATGCCTGTGGTACGACCAGAGCTTGATCCCCGCTGAGACAAAGTTTCCTGACTTTCAAGCCGCGCAGCGCCTGTGGACAGTTGACGGCACACGCAAATGGTCAGCGGGCGACGATTGGTTTTACGACATCAAGGAGAAAACATGATCCACTCTGACGAAGACGACGAGTTTGAGCGCATCAAGCGTGAAAATGCTATGCGTGAGGTGCAACGATTAGGGCAAGAAATAGAAGGTGGGCAGCCCTACTATTGGAAAACCATGGAAGTGGTGATCTACACCAAGCGCAAATGCCCCGACTGCACGGAAGTTAAACAGCTTTTGCGGGCTAAGAACATCAACTATGTTGAGATGGACTTGGAGTCTAGCCCTGACTTGCCCCATATTTTTATCAATGGCAAGCGCGTCGATGGCTTGGCCGGACTACAGGAAGCACTCAAATGAAACGCATTGACCAATGGAAAGCCAAACTTAAGGTGGCCCATGCAGAACGGCGCATACGTGACCGAGAAGCCAACGCCGCTGTGCGGGCGCTTATGCGCGTGCGCGCAACAATCATTGAACTGGAGAGAAAAATTGACAACCACTTGGCGAAGCCTTAACAACGAACTTAGCAGGATGAGCGAGGAAGACGTGCTCAGACTGCTTGACGAGGAACGCGAGGGCGCTAAACGCGTCAGCATGCTTGAGCGCCTTCACCAGCGCTACAACACCCTACGCGTAGCGAGGGAGAGATTAGAACTACTTAAAGGAGCAACACAATGATTAACTGGACACCACCAGAAGGCACCAAAGTGACCTACCCAAGCAAGAGTCTGCAAGACCGGGCATTTAACTATCAGCGCGGCTCCGACGTGCAGGCGCTCTGGCGTGAGCATGGCTGGACACCACCCAGCGAAGGCATGACACCGCCGCCCCCTGAGAAAGCCTTTGAGCTTAGGAGAGTCAGGTAAATGCCGCGCCCCAAACCACCTGAACCCTTACTAGGACGACAAGTCCGAATGTCAGATAGACATTGGATGATCTTGCAAGAACTTGGCGGCGCCGAGTGGCTGCGCAAGCAGTTGGACAAGAACGCCAAGATGCCAGCCAAGTATTACCGCCGTGAACTGGACGCACCATCAAAGAAAGAAACCAATGACTAGCGGATGGCGTAAACGACAAATTCAGATGCCCAAGTTTGATATTTGGGAACGCGAAACTTTGGTTGACTTTGCTGGCGAATGCTACGTCAAACTGTGCGAGCAGGATGACATCATTCAGCAGTTGCAATGCGACTTAAAGACGGCCATTGAGGCTTACAGGGCGTTAGCTAAGGAATAGGCGGCGCTCGTCTATACGGCGGTTTTGCAAGCCTTTTAAGACCTTGCCACCGCCCATGCAGTATTTCAAAAGTTCTTCGGCTGCGCCTTCTTTGTCAAGCCGAAGAACCTTTTGACGAAGCGTTGAACGCTGTAGTGTTCCCAAACCGACATTAAAACTAAAAGACACAAGGCCATCAAACATACCTTGCGTAAGGGGTACTGGGCAGAAACGCTCCACACCTCGCTCAAAGCGATCCAGATCGGCTCGAAGAATTGCATCTACTTCGTCTTTTGAAAACGCTCGGTTGTCTTCTGGATGAAGCGCGTAAGCGCCTCTTTGATCAATTGGCATTTTGCCTTGATTTGGGTAAAGAACATGGCCTACTCCTATTGTCCACAGCTTTGCTGGGCACTGGTATGGTTTAAATCGAACACCCTCATGATGTTTGATCATCTCGATGGTTTTGGCAGAGACATTCATTTGCCAAACGCCCGACCGCCAAAGTGGAACGCAATGATGGACGCAAACAGTGCTTGAGTGTCAGAGTCCCACAGCATCTCGGCCAACTCTACAAAAGTAACGCCATTGTGCCAGCCGTAGGCGAACAGGCCAACGTCCACAAAGACTAACAGAAAAAAGAAGCCATAGGTAATGACTGGGCGAACGCTGGCGCGAAGATTCCGCATCCATGTGGATGTACCCTCATTTAGGCTTTCATCATGCGCATAGATGGCTTGCATTTCAGCCTGCTGCGCGCCAATGATAGCCTGGCTAGTGGCCGCCGCGCTTTCAGTTTCCAATTGCTCAGAACGAATATGCTCGATGCGCTCTTGCGCTTCAAAGCCAGCCTTGCGCAGTTCAAGCTCACGGGTGATTTGCATTTGAGCCAGCGCCAGCTCATGTAGCTTGTCAGCGCGGTCTTGGAAGAATTCCAACAGCTTGGGCAGGCCGCCCATTAAAAAAGAGATTAGGGTTGAGAGTAGAGTCAGCATTACAGTCCAATCATTCCAAGTAGTTTATTGACAATCTTGTTTGACAAATCATCAGGCAAAAATCGAAGCAGTCCAAGCACCCACCAAGCGATGCACAAGCGCACAAACACTTTGAGAAATAGGTCAAATTGCTTTTGGTATTCATTCACCGCCCACACCTTGATCGGGCGCAAACTTCCGAAATTTCAGCAATGCCCCAACCAATAGCGCCAATTAGCATGACGATGACAACAATACCAACCGCCCACGCCATCTGTTCTTCTTCATCTTCTTTGCGTTTCTTTTCATCGGCTTTGGCTTGGCGCGCTAGATGCGCATCTTCAACGTCCATCTGTTGCTGGCGCTCTTTAATTTTGTTCCACACGTCTACGCGGCCAGTGGCTTGAAAGAGCAGCATCAACTCAGCTTCAAAGCGCCTGGCCTCATCAAGCGCCATCTCAATTTGCAGTGCTACGCCAAGGTTAGACTTGTTGCCAGAACGCTTGGCCTCAACCATGGATCTGGTGGCCACGCTTTTGGCGTCAAACATCTTAGCGATCATAGGCGCTAGCCCCGCCAGATCGTTAGCAACTTTGCTTGCCTTTTTGACAAGTCCTATG